TGTAAAAGGATATGCTTTTAGATTTGGTAATCCTTCCGATACTGATTTAGAAGCAGATTATTTTACAAAAAACACTGATTTTGGTAGACCTCTCAAAAAGGGAGACAAGTTTCAAATGAACTTGTACTACCACCACGGACAAGATAATACAATCAAATCTTATGCTATTGGTAGTGGTATTGCTACTTATGATGATACAGGTATTTGGTTTGAAGCACAACTAAATATGGCTGATAAATATGCTGTAATGATAAATGAACTCGCAAAACAAGGCAAGTTAGGTTATTCTTCTGGTTCTGCTGGTCATTTAGTATCAAGAACTCAAAAAGGTACATCATTTGAAGTAAAATCCTGGCCTATTGCTGAAATATCCCTTACACCAACCCCAGCAGAAAGTAGAAATAAAGTTTTCAAATCCTTATCTGATTTTGTTGATGCTTGTTATCCAAAAGAAGATGGTATGGATATGTACAAACCAAAAAAGGATGATGGTATGGAAGAAGAAATGCCAGAAGAACCTATCGTATTACCTGATGACCCAAATATGCTCGTAGATGTATTATTTGAAGGTTATGAGGGAGAGTTAGTTTCAGAAGCAATCCACGAACTATTTGAAAAGATGTGCGAAGGATTATATGTAGTTTTAGAAGAAGGAAAAGATATTTCTTATGTAAATGCTCTTATTGATGGTTTTTCAAGTAGAGCAAAAAATGTAGCAGAAAATATTTATAATGTAGTTCCTTCTGAAATGGCAATGTTGAAATCATTTAGAAAAGAAATGCCAGAAACTATTAGAGATTTAGAAAAGAAAATGCGAGATGTATTTTCTTTATCTAACAACCAGGCGAAAGTTTTGTCTGGGATTGTATGGTCTCATTTACGAGATGTAGATGAAACACCAGCAACAACTACTGAAACAGTTGAAAACGTAAAAACTGTTGATGAAGTAAAACAAGCATTACTCAAAAGAGCAATGTTAGATTTATTATAAGAGGATAAATATATGACAATCGAAGAACTCGAAGTCCTCAAAAATGAAAATGCTGTAAAGGCCAAAACAATCCTTGAAGCAGAAGATGGTGTCGTTGAGGACGCAAAAAAGTTGTTAGATGAAAATCAAAAAATCTCCGAGAAGATTGAAGCACTCAAAAGTGTAGAAACTCAACTTCTCCCTGTTGAAACAAAAAGCAAGGATATTATTATGGAAAATACATCCAATATTATTATGCCTATGAGTGCTGGACATTATAAGAGCCTTCCATTCAGTGGCGAAACTGGTTATGAAAAAGCAAAGATGGGCTATGCCTTTGGTATGTTTGCCCTTTCAACTCGTGGTAATAAGAAGGCTATTCAATGGCTTACTGAAAATACCACTTACAAAGCAGTCAACGAAGGCACAAACAGTGCTGGTGGTTTTTTAGTACCTGATGAACTTGTTGCTGAACTCATCTTTTTGAGAGAGCAATATGGTGTTGTTAGACAAAATGCTACCATTAGAACAATGAGTTCTGATACTCTTTGGATACCAAAGAACTCTGCTTCTACTACTGCTTACTGGGTTGGAGAAAGCACTGCTATTACTCAATCCCAACCAGTTTTTGATAGAGTTCAAGTTCTCGCAAAGAAACTTGGTATTCTTACTGCTGTAACTTCCGAAGTAAATGAAGATAGTATCATTGAAATCGGTACTGCGTTAGCACAAGATATGGCTTGGAAGTTTGCGCAAGAAGAAGATAGAGTTTGTATGATTGGTTCTGCTGCCAACGCTACTGATGGTAATATTGATGGTTTTATTACTGCTAACTTGGCTGTTGCTTCCAACCTTGGTACAGTTGCTGGTGCTACTGGTTCTGCTGCTAACTACAATGCTATTACTCTTGCTAACTTCCGCTCAATGGTTGGTAAACTTCCATTGTATGCTGACAACCAAGATGCTAAATGGTATATGTCCAAGGCATTCTTCAATGATGTAGTCTGCAACCGACTTGATGCGCTCTCTGGAAATGCTGCTCTTGACCTTATGAACTTCCAAAATGGTAGACCAACCCTTTATGGTTATCCTATCGTTTTCTCCCAACATTTAGCATCAGTTGCTGCTGGTACAAACAACGCACCTCTTTGTGCGCTTGCTAACCTCAAAACTGGTACTGTTCTTGGAGACCGCAGAAGTGTTCAAATCAGTGTTTCATCTGATTACCTCTTCAATACTGATGAGTTGGCTTTCAAGGCTGTTGAGCGCTTTGGGTTTTCAGCGCACGATGTCGGTACTTCTACTGCTGCTGGTTCTATTATCGCACTCAAAAGAACCACATAATCTTACTGGTTCTTATTTACACTGGGGCTTCCTTTTTGGAGGCCCCTTTTATTTTGTTAGACGATAAAATAATATCAGCGAGGAAATAATATGGCTCTAACAAGAACACAAGCAATACAACAACTTTCAAGTATGGTCCAAAGTACTGAATATCCAGAACTAAATAGCGATGAACTTGGAACACTTATTGATACATATAAAAGGTCTAATGATTGGGCAGCATCTACTACTTATGTTTATGGAGATGTAGTTCAGCCTGTTGTTAGAAACGGTAGATTATATCAATGTATCAAAGAAGGAACAAGTGGTTCTACAAATATATTTCCAGATTATTACACTTATGGTGCTTCTGGTATTGCTTTTATAGATAATACTATTACTTGGGTTGATGCTGGTCCTGCTAATGTTGAAATCTATGATGTACGTTCAGCAGTAAGAGCAGGATGGATTTTGAAAGCAGCAAAAGTAGCCAATCTTATTTCCTCAAAAGATGGTAGTCAAGATATCAACCTTGAAGCATTACAAAAGCAGTTTTTAGTAATGGCTGAAAAATATAGACCAGTGGTAATCTACTAAAATGATAAATCAAAACTTACTAAATAAAATAAGAAATGTATCAGCGGCTTATCATTTACCTGATATTGTTTTAGTTTATAGAGCAATAACAGAAGTAGATGTTGCTGGTGGTATTACAACAGATGAAAGAGTTATCTATACTACAAATGCTCGTATAGTAGCAAAAAACTTTCAAGAAGAACAATCTGGTGGAGGTTTAGCATCTTCATCTAAATGGCAAATAATATTACCGTCAGATGTTGAAATAAGACCTGATGACAAAATAAAAATAAAAGATGATGCGCTTGTAGAAAGATATTATTTAGTTATAGCATCTGATTATGGACAAACAGAAGGGCTATTTACTACTGCTGACTTGATTGAAAGATGGAGTTAGTATTATGAGTGTTGACCCTAATGTTATAAATGGAGTAATAGGTAATGGAATATTGGTCGTCAGCACAATCGTCATACCAGGATTTTTATTTTTCTCCAATATTTCAAAAAAGATAGATAGTGTTTCCTCTGATGTCAAAAATGTAAAAGATGACGTTGAAAAAATGAGTAAACAAATCGAAAAGATTGAAAATAAGATTGAAAACAACGAACAGGCTGTAAATAAACTTCATACTACTGTTGGAGTATTACAAGCAAAGGTCGAAATGTTGGAGAGAAATAATGAAAAATATTTCCATTAGTAAAATGATTATGGTTGTAATAATGGCATTTTTTCTTGCTTTTATTACTGATTTCTCTAATACGTTTAGCCATACAACTCTACCAAATAATGCTACATTTGATGATTTTTATTTGGTTATTGAGATTTCTTTTGTATCTTCTCTAAAATCAGGAATAAGCGCTATTATGAGCAGTATTTTGGCATATTTAGTAAACAATCAAAAGGGAGAAGGAATAGTAAATGGATGAATATTTTGAGTTAGGTCTTGTCTCCTATGATATTTTAGATGATGGAATGATTATTATTTCATTTGATGATAATCTTGCTATGACTTATGTAAACGAACTTTCATTGGACCAAGATTGTACCACTTATGATGCAGAAGTAATAGAAAACTTACGCAGATATATTGTTTGTTATTGTGCTCATTTTGGTGGTGCTTCATTAGTAGGTAAAAAGATGGTATTTGACCTTGATGAACCTAATGGCAATATTGTAAGGATTGTCTAATGGCTCTTATAACCACTAATACATCTTTGAAAATAGGTTTTGACCAAAGATTTTTTACATCTGGTAATACTTCTACTATCAATAGTACTACTGTTGGTGTAGCATTGCCTTTTTTAGCACAGTTTACAGGTTCTATTACTCGTGTAGTATTGACTGCTGTTATAAACACAAACTATACAAACTTGAATGTTGGAATAATGGGTTCAAATGCGACAGGAGATTTACCTTCTGATACTTATTTAGCAACTCCAAATGTACAATCAGGTTCAACAAACTCTATTCCAACAAACTATATAATAAACCTTACAAATAGCGTTTCAGTTGTCAAAGGTCAAGTTTATTGGTTAGTTTTTAGACCACTTGGTACTTTTACTGGTACTTTACAAGTATACTATAACCATTTTTTAGGTTTAGTTTCTTATAACGGTCAATATCGTACTGCTTTGAGAACAGCATCAACTTGGTCAAGAAATACTACTATTGGTTCTATTGCAATGGTTGGAAGTAGCACAAAATGGTATAGTGTTGATGCTGCTTATGTTCCAGATAGTACTACTGTTATTTCTCCTGCTGCTAACCAAGAATATGGATTTGCTTTTACTCTTGATGCTAACCATCCAGCAATCAGAGTAAAAGGTATTTCATTTGCTAATAGTTTGAATAATAGTGCTGGTAATGGTAATCCTGGTATGTCGTTTATTTGTAAGATTTATAATGCTGCTGGAACATTGCTTTATACTTTTGATACACAAGATACAGATAGAATAAATACTACTACTGGAAATGGAAATGCTTATTTTTTCAATAGTAGTGGTTCTGATATTTGGCTTGAACCTGGAACAAAATATTATATTATGCAAGCATTTAGTGGTACTTTTACAAATACACCACAATACTCTACAAATCTTTATGATAATACAGTTCAAACAGCATTAGGAGCATATAATGCTAACTATGCTCAAAGGTCTTCTGGTGGTGTTATTACTGAAACTACAACACAGTTTTTTATTTTTCATTTAGAAGTTGATGGAATAAGATTTGATGATGCTGGTGGTGGAGCAGGTGGATATGTTAATGCTTCTCCAATGTTTTCAGGAGGATTTTCAGGATAATGCCAACAATAACAGTACCAACAGATAAACTCATTATTCCTCTTGATGGTTATTCTACTGTAAACTGGGGCGGAGCAAATGGTGTTATTGGAGCAAGTAATGGTGGTTTAGCAGTTATGTTTATTCCACAAGAAAACTTTACTCTTACCAATATTATATTTTTTTACACTATAAATACAACTCCATCTCCTGCTACTTTTGATGTAGGTATTCAAGGCTTTAATGCTACTAC